GAAAGGATTCGCAAACCGCCTCTTGGTTATCGATAAACGTAATTCCGTTTTAGTGTAATCAAGAGAGTCTATCGGCCATATAGCCCCAAACGCTACGGATTCCTAGAGGAAAATATCTAGGATGACCGCAACGCCTGAGCTACCTTCCATCTTCACAGATGGGTGGGACGCTTTGGTAAGCGTGGCCTAACAGAGTGGGTATGTTCCCATCTGATGAGAAGAACTCGTGAATAAGAGTCACATTTCTATGACTCTTAATGCCATTAGGGGAAACCCTCTTGGAAACTCGGGAACGATCCTCATCATTGCATTGAAAGTGGTTAACACGTTCCACAATTTAAATTAATAAATCATGAAATATATTAAGCTCACCACCAATGCAACTCCGAAGACGAGAATTGAAAACCTTACGGTGTGGATGAATAATCAGTCCACTTTCCAGAAGGTCGTAAATCTCGTTGTCCTCCTATGTTGACAAGAGTCTTTTCGTAAGAATTACAGTGATCTCTCAGCCAGAATTGTGAAACTCTGGATCCATGGTAAGAAGCCCTTTGTGGTAAAATACCTCAAAGTATGCTATCTTATGGTGGTTGCGTGAATTTCGGATAAAACCTACGTTCGCGCCCCAGGAGACCCACTGGTGTCTTCCGATAAGTACGGGCTGCCATCCATTATCCCTCTCGATATGAGACGCTCCATGAGTATTGACTCACGTCGCGATCGAGACTGGCATATGGTGCAGGCGGTGCTCACTATCTTTTCGTCATACCGGGTCCTACGGATCCCTGGTAAAGTAAAACTGTCAACAATTGTTGATCCCTTTTCGGGTGTCCACGAAACCGTGAACAAGATTTACATTACAAAGGCTCTGAGATCCCTCCTTGGTACCAATAATCTGCCGAAATTCTATCCGAAGTGGAGGTTTCAACACCTTACCACTGCAGGGCCAAATGGGTCCCCAGCAACGCTGGGAATACTCATCGACGCCTTCGTATTCCTCAAAGAGAAGAATACTCGGAAGAATTTTCTTAAGATAACGTATTATCTAGAGAACGGTTATGTTCTCAAATGAGTCTTCTATTTCACTGCGGCAGTATCACTACTGACGTATTGAGCTTGGAGTCCAATCTCTACAAAGAGAAATTGAACGTCCGGAAGGCTCGCGGAAAAGGAAGAAGCAGCAGGGAAGGTAAGGGTCTTTGCCATAACCGATTGGTTTACGCAAAACGCCCTCCACCCACTTCATAACTGTCTGTATAAGATCCTGAGAAGGATCCCTACAGATGGAACTATGAATCAGGACGCGGCCTTTGCTCGCCTCAATGAGGCAGCGGGCCTTGATGTTCCTATATGATCTTTCGACCTCTCCGCAGCTACTGATAGACTACCAGTAGCGCTACAACGAGATGTGCTTTCGCACTTCATTGGAGAAGACCTGTCCAAAACTTGGATAGATCTTCTTACGGATCGATTCTGGGACCACAAGGGCCAACCTCTGCGATATGCAGTAGGTCAACCTATAGGAGCTTACTCGTCCTGGGCCATACTCGCTCTTACTCATCATGTCATTGTTCAGATGGCATATCAGATATCCCACCAAAACAATGCATTCTTTGATAAATACGCGGTACTTGGAGATGACGTAGTCATTTATGACGAACGTACTGCTGATCGTTACCTCTCCCTAATAAGGGGATTCGGGGTAGAGATCAACATGAGCAAGTCCGTGATTTCTTCTAATGGTACCTTTGAGTTCGCAAAGCGTATTGGACATGCGGGCATAAATCTTAGCCCGCTTGGATCCAAAGCGATGCTGATCGGGATTAATAATCCTGATCTGTTCTCGGTGACCCTCATTGATAGTATAACCAAAATAGGTTACGATATTGAAGAGGCTAGGGATAGACTAGCAATGCTGAAAGACTATAAGTACATTCCCAGAGACGCCATAAGAGCCTACGAGGTAGGTCTGTATGGGCCTGGTGGAGTGCATGAGAAGAAGGTAGACCTGATCACATATGTGAATAGGTCTCGAACCCTGTCTTCTGTGCAGCTCCAAGTACTAGCAAAGAGGATGACGGATGGACTGCTTTTCTATTATGAGGCAGAACTGAAGAAAATCTTTGATGCTGCGTGGGATCTTACTTATAAACCGGTAATTTCTCACCTGTGGCCTGGACTTCTAGATCGAACTCTCCTTGGATTCATGCTCCTCGACGTACTACATCCGGCCAGTATCTACTGACGGGTGTACGTATCTCGCATTAGAAAGGAAGTTAGGGATCCGCTCTGAACAGTGCGGAACCTGCATACCTATTACGATGCGCTAGACGACCACCTTAGTCTAGTAAGTGCTTATACAGCACTTATAGAGTGTGGAGTCCCAATACTCTCGCTTGAATTTGCACCTGAAAAGAATGCAGAGTCAAGAAAGGCGGCGGTTACACTTGGAACCGTTCAACAACGGGTGAACTATATCTCCTTCGCGAAAAGAAGCGATGGATCATATATTCACGCCATATCCCCTCGGATATGGTATCCTCGTCCTACCTTGTACCTAAAGAAGTCCTTAAAGATCTCCTTTTCACCGTTACGTGTCCTTGTAAAAGAACCCGTCAAACGGGGGGACTGGTGATTCCAGTCATAATCGTC